TTGGCCGCTCCTCGTGTGAAGTCCGAGGAGCGGCCTACGGGTTCAGCGCGATCGACGAAGCGTTTGTCTCACGCCACCCGCCGCGGCCGTTGTTGTGTTCTCGACACGGGCCGCTAGTCGAGTCCTCGAATCAGTCCGACAACCGCAGAATCTTGATCGCCTCGGAGTTCGCGACGGCGCCGCCAACGCGTTCCCACGAGTACAACTTGAGCCACGGCTTGTCGGTGTAGGGATCGGGCAAGAAGCGTTGGCCGAGCCGGCGAGTGATCGTGTATCCGGCGCGGAAATCGCCGAACGCGATGCCCAACGAACCGGCGGACGGATTCGGCATCGTCTCGTCGAGTTCGACCGGGAACCCGAGCAACGTGCTCGGCTGGCCTTGCACCATGCTCGTTTGCCAAACCCACCGACCGAACGAATCCTTGATCGTCGAGACGAGCGCGGCGGTGCGACGCGACATCAAGAATCTTGCGTTGCTGCGGTACTGCGCCTTGAGCAACCCGACGAGATGTTGCAACACGTCCGCGGGGTTGTCCGCCGTCGTCGGCGTGATGAAGCCGCCGTCGGCGCCGCTGTCGAGAACTTGCAGCGTGCCCCACGGCCGCGTGTCATCGTCCGCCGTGCTCAGCGGAAGGGTCAGCAGTCCGCGCGGCCGTCCGACGCCGCTGCCGTTGATGAACGCCGCGCTCTCCGCGAGACCGAAAGCCTCGCCGACCTTGCGCGTCAGCCAAGACGTGATGTCGATCGCGGCGTCGTCGACGAGCGTTTGCGAGATTTTCGGTTGCGCCATCAGTTCGTGACACTCGATCCGGAGCAGCCCGAGCTTCGGCGTGTTCGTCACGGGACGCGTGTCCGTCTCGCCGACCCACGTTGCTTCGGCCGTATCCCGATCGATCGGCTCCTCGAACACACCCGATTGCGTGAGCGTCACGGTGCGCGCGAGGCGCGACATCGGCGAGAACTCGGCCGCGACGGTGACCATCTCCGAACTGAACGTCGGCAGCGTGATGTAGCCGCCCTGCGGATCGCTGCCGGCGAACGCATCCTTTTGCTCGATCACTTCGGCGAACAAGGTGTTCGCCTTCGCAGCATCGCCGTTCAGGAGCGCGCGCAACGCGTTGCCGAGAACGGTCTTTTTCTGCGGCGACAGCGTGTCGCTCGCCTCTCCACGGCCACCGCCGCCGCGAAGCAACGACTTTTCGATGTCAGCGAGATGCTTGTCGACTTCCGGCAAGCGCGCGAGCTTCTCCTCGATCGCCGTGATGCGCTTGAGTGCCTTTTGTTCGAGCGAGGCGAGCGCCTCGCCAACTTCGGTCTCATCCATTTTTACTTTCCTCATTGAGCGAACCGGGTCGCGCTCGCATTGAGCAACGCCGCAAGTTCGCCGGATTTCGGTTCGTGTTCGCGGCCGAGTGCGCGCCATGCGCCGCTCGCCGCGCGTTTTGCTTCGCGATGGCTCATGCCGAGCACGTCGCGGAAAATCACTTCGAGGTCGCGTGCGCTCGTGAACCGCTTGACGTCCGTAACGCGCGCTTTGCTGTTTGCCGGCCACGTAACGAGCGAGACCTCGAACAACTCGATGTCGGTCAAGACGCGACGCGCCTCGCCCGGCTTCGGATCGTTGTTGACTCGCCATTTCGTCGCGAGATAGCCGATGCTCAGGCCGGTCAAGGCTCGGGGTTTCATAGTGAGCAACGCATAGGCTTCGCGTCCGCGATCGGTCGGCGCGAGCGTTCCCTCGACTTCGAGACCCGCCGCCGTTTCGGTCATGCGCGTCCATGAGCCGATCGGCATGAGGTCCGCCGCGGTCACTCCCATTCCGCCGTGCTGCGCCAGCATCGCCGGCATCACGCCCGTGTCGCGCGCTTGCTTCAACGTTCGAGCGAACGCACCCTTCTGGATCGAATCGCCGTGCGAATCGGTATTACCGAACGCGGCACCGAGCCCGACGAATCGCATGTCTGCGCTGTCAGCGGAGCCGGAGGCTTTGACTTCTCGAAGGGGGCAAGCGACGAAACGCGTCGCGTCGTTGCGGGGACTGGTCACGGAAGCATCCTCGAAGCGAAAAGGGACGTCGCCGGAGGGCCGGCGTTCGTTGCACCTTCCGCGGCGTTCGTCGCGAACGCTTGAGGATGGATCGCCGCGTTCATCACGTAACGGGCGACGTCCGGAGCTTGGCGGAGCGTGCGCATCAATGCAAGCCCGCCGAAACGTCGGGCGGCGCGGCGTGAACCGCGAACATCTCGACGCGCTCGATCGCCGGTTTCCCTTCGACGTCGCGAACGTTGCGCACCATCTCGCCCGCGATCGTCGGCAGCGGAGCGGCCAAGTCGACGACGAGGCGGACGCGAACGCCGGCCTCCATCCCGAACGTCACGAGCTTCGAGGCGAGCGAGGGATCGTCCGTGAGCGCCTCGTTGCCGCAGACTTCGAGCACGCGCTCGGCCGCGCGCATGAGTTCGCGGATCGCCGCTTGCCGTTCGGCGCTCATGCGAACGTCCCGACGGCGCCGTAGCCGAACACGCGTGTGCGCTGGTCGCCCGCGACGAGGTCGATCGAGATCGAGTCGGGCGTCACGGACGTGACGAGATGCGCGCCCGGCGCGTTCGCGAGTGCGCGCGTCTCGGCGTCGTTGCGCAGCGGTGCGGCTTCGAGCAGTGCAGCGGCGGCGCGTTGCGCGAGATCGATCGCGCGCGAAAGGGACTTGTCGTTCATTCTTCCTCCGAGTGTTGTTGCTTCGCTGCCGCGCGCTTCGCGCGGCGTTCGTCCAAGCGGTGCTGTATCGCCGCCATCCGTTCCCAACGATCGTGCTCGGGCGTGTAGCGATCGAACGGGTTGCTCTTGCCGCGCGTCATGATCGGCGCGAACGTGTGCGACTCCCACGGCCGAATGCGCAGCAAGCGGCATTGCCGGTGAAACTCGTTGTAGTCGGCTTCGCGCTGCGCCTCGCGCTGCGCCTTCGTCAGCCGAGCCTTCGTCATACGTCGTCCTCCTCGTCTAGCAGCGCGGCAATCGCCGCTTCCTCATCGTATTGAGCCGCGAGACCGCGATCGCGCGTCGTCGTGCCGGCGATCTTTCGGTCGAGCCGCGAACTCGGCGTGATCCGGAGCTTTGCGGACAGGGTCGCGATCGATTTCGTCGCTCGCTCGAAGATCGCGATGTTCGGATTCACCTTCATGCCGATCGTCAGCCCTTCACGTTCGAGCGCCTCGGCCGCGCCGCGCGCGATGTGCATCGACGACGCGAGCGCCGCGATCACAGGCGTGTCGCACACCCGCAAATGACCCGGCGCTACGGAGGCGACGATCTCCGCGAAGATCGCGCGGGCCGCGGCCGGCAGATGCGACGGCGGTTGCAGTCCCGGACGTCGGACGTCGAGATTCGTCACGACGGCGAGCGTGGATTCGAGCGACTTACGCGCCATTTGCGGCCTCACGAAAAGGGACGTTCAAAACTCGGAAAGAGGGCCACGTGTGCCAGAGGAGACCCGCCGAAGAAATTGCCGGCCCCCGTCCCCGGTTCCGGGATGCACACCCTTCACGCTGGTTCGGCGATGCGAGAGGAAAGCTCTTGCTCTTGGAACTTCTCTCTGAAAGCGCGCTCCGCAATTCGCGGCAGTCGAATTGCGCCTGTCCGATTGAACTTGTTCTATGGAGCCTGTTCTCTTGAGCCTGTTCTGTACGACAACAGATGTCGTGGGGGTCACGACAACGCATGTCGTGGGGGTCACGACAACAGATGTCATGGGGGGATGACACCCGTTGTCGTGTCACGCGCACACCGTCACCCGTCACGCTCAGTAGTCCGGCTCCGTTCCCGGCAGCGATCCGACCTCGTCCTCCACGCACTCGAAGGCTGGCCGGAACATGGACGAGGTTCCGACTCTCGACTCGATCTCGATCAATCCGGCCGCTTCGAGTTGCGCGAGCACGCGAGACACCGTCCGCGTCGACATGCCGACGTCGCTCGCAATCTTTGCGATCCTCGGCCAACACGCGTCGTCCTCGATGTTGAACCGCAGTAGCAGGTTCGTGAGCACTCGCAATGCGCCGGGGCCGAGTTCCAAGTCGGCCGCGCGAGCGAGCAAGCGGAACCGCAATTCCCAAACCTTCGAGCCTTCGATCATCGAGACACCGATGCACGTCGGTGCTAAGCTCGACGTGCCTGATTCGCAGCGGGCAAATCCGAAATGCACTCCGACGCCTCGTCGTTCGCGCGACGGGGCGTTCTTGCATTCGGCGTTCGTGAATCACCCGGCCTCCCGCTCACGGACGAGAGCCCCGCGCGCCAAGAGCGCGTGCCGGCGAAGTCCCTCCGCACGTTCGGCGAGCCGATCGAGCGCATCGAGTGCGCCGCGATCGCCGTCGCGTGCGAGACGATCGGCCGATCGCACCGCGAGAGGCATCGCATCCGCGGCGGACACGATCTCGTCGAGCAACGTGCGCGAGGAGCGCATGAGCGCGGCAGCGTTCACGCCGCGTCCTGCGCGTCGCCGTGAACGTTGTCCTCGATCACGCGATCGACGTCGGGCTCGCGGTAGCGCACGAGACGGCCGACCTTGACGAACGGGAGACGCGGTCCGGTGCCGCGCGCGCGCCACGCCTGCAACGTGGCCGGCCGAACACCGAGGCGATCCGCGGTTTCGAGTTCGGTGAGCAGCTTCACCGCCATTTGGCAAATCCTCCTGCGAAGTTGGGCGCAGGGCGGCTTGCCGTGCGTCGGCTCTATTGAGCCGGCGCGAACTCTACGAAACGGGAAACGCCGTTAATTACTATCGGGGACAGATTCCTTCCGGACGGCGGTCGCGCGCTTGTTGAAGCCGCTACGGCGGCACGGGTGAAGCGCGCCGTCGTCGCTGACCTCGATCACGTCATCGCCATCACGAAACACGGGAGCGTCATCCGCGGTCGGAGCGCCGCCCACAATGCATCGTTCGATGCGAGAGGATCATCGCGTAATTGGTCCCTCAACCACGCATCGAGCTTCGGCATCTTGCTGCCGCGTTTCTGACGCACGGCTCGCAACTTGATCTCGTCCCGGATGAGACTCTCCTCGACGCCCTTCACGAGAACGTGCTCGTGCGCCTGTATGGCGAGCATCGCCCATTCGACGGCGAGGCGCGCGAGTTCGCGGTCCCGATCGCCGGGAATGCGCGACAGGAGGTCCGCAACGCGATTCGCGCAACCGACTCCGGGCATGATCTCGCGCATGACGTCCCGTCCGCGCTTGTCCAACGGCAACGATTCGACGTACGTGCGAACCTCGCGGTCGATCTGGCGGAGCGTGCTCTCGATGTAACGATCATCGTCGAGATGTTCGGTGACGACGACACCATCGCGTATCGCGCGCATTTCAGGCCACCGCGCGCGGTCGGAGGACACGCACGTTATCCGGCGCGGGTGCCGTCGCGAGTTCGACGATGCGATCCGTGACGCGCTGCATTGCACTCCGAAGGCGCTCCACGCTCGGGATGATGTAGCCGTCCGTGACGTCGTGCCGGCCGGTGCGATGGTTGAGCAGGCGCTTGACCGTGTGCGACGAGATGTCGAGCGATTCGGCGACGCTCGCGAAGGTGCGGCGTAGATCGTGCGGCGTTGCGCGAACGCCGCTGTCCGTGGCGATGATCTCGATCCACGTCCGCAGCGTCGCCGAACTGTAGGGATGTTTCGGCTCGTCGACGGCCGGGAACACGTACGGGCTCCGCGGACCCTCTTTCCGACGCTCGATGATGTCCGTCATGAGCGATGAGAACGGCAATACATGCGGGTCGCGATTCTTCGGATCGGGAATCGTGATCGTGCGTTCGCCGACATCGACCGTCGACCATTTCAGCCCCGTCGCTTCGCTCAGTCGCAGGCCGGTGAGCAGGACGAACAGCAGGAAGTCACACGCGAGCCGCGCGCCGGAGTCGCGCCGCTGTCCGGTGAGGTTCGTTACGGTCGCCCACCACGCCGGCAATTCGGAATCCTTGATGCGCGACGTGCGTCGCCGGACGTCGTACCAAGCGCGCTTGCGCGAGATCATCGCGACCGGATTCGGTCCGAGCTTCCCGCCATCGTCGGCGAAGTTCCACAGCGCGCGCAGCACGCGCACGAAATTGTTCGCGCGAGCCGGCGAATCCTTGCCGCGCTTCGCGTGCCGGCGAATGACCATGTCCTCCGTGATGCTCTTGATCGGGAGTTCGAGCCAGTCCGAGCACGCCTCGTTGAGCACGTCGCGATAGTCCTGAATCGTTCGCGGCTTGAGCTTCTTCCGCGTCGAAAGGTAGTCGTCGAGCACGTCTTTGAGCGTGACTGATTGCGCGCGCGCGATCTTCTTCTCGCGGTTGACGTCGACGCCTGCCGCGAAACGCGCCTCGATCGTGCGCAGCGCCTTGCGTGCCGCGTCGACGCTCATGCGGACTTGCTCGTCTCCCGCGCGCTTGAACGGCCCGAGCGTCGCACGCACGAGCCTTCCGTTCACTCGACGCAAGACGCTGAACGTTTTCGCGCCCGTGCTTGCGACCCGCACGATGAGCGCGGAGTCGCGCGCATCGCGGTACTCGATGCGTCCCGACGTCGGCGGCTCGATCGCCTCGATCGACGCGTTCGTGAACACGAACGGTCCCGTCGGCGAAATCCGGTTTTTCTTGCGGGGTAACACCGGGGTAACTCGCATGGCAAAACTCCGTCCGGGTTCATCCGGTTTCCGCAGCTTGGCACGCGCTTGATCTGTAAGCAATTTCCGGCGTCGCCCAATTTGATCGGGTTGCGTCGTGGAAGCCGATCCGCGGACTCAAAATCCGTTTCTGGCAACAGAGTGCGAGTTCGATTCTCGCCTTCGGCACCAAATCAGCAGTCTCAGGCGGTCTCACCAACTATCAAATCCATCAGAAATCGCCTTGATTCGCGGCCTTTATACGCCCTCCTGTGGTGTCAAGCAATATCAGGCCGTCGCATTGAATCGCAAGCGTTCTGTGAGTAGAATCCGTGAGTAGGGGTCACCTACTCACCGTCATTGAGGGGCTCTACTCACATGCTCTCCGACCGTGCGATATCGCGCCTGAAACCGCGTGAGCGGCTCTACAGGAAGGCCGACGGCAAGGGCCTGGCAATCGAAGTGACGCCGAACGGGTCGCGCTTGTGGCGCTTTAGATACCGTTTCAACGGCATCGCACGGATGATCGGCCTCGGCGCTCATCCTGGTGTGTCCGCAGAAGATGCGCGCAGCAAGCGCCGCGAGTTGGCCGACCTCCTCAAGCGGGGAATTGATCCGGCCGCCGATCGCAAGGCCGGCAAGCTCCGATCTGACGAGGCGGCGCAGAACACTTTCGGAACGGTCGCGGACGAGTGGCTCAAGAAGCAGGAGCCGAAGCTCGCTGAAGTCACCCACGCCAAGGCGAAATGGATGCTGAGGCTCGTCTCGTCGCTGGACAAGACCCCAGTCGCGGACCTTACCGCGCCGACCGTGCTCGCCGCTCTACGCCGCATCGAGTCAGCAGGCACGATCGACACGGCGCACCGCGTCAAGTCGCTGGTCGGGCGGGTGATGCGCTACGCGGTCGCGACAGGGCGAGCGCAAACCGACCCGACCTCCGCACTCCGCGGCGCGCTCGCTCCCGTCGTCACGAAGTCCCACGCCGCCATCACGGACCCGACGAAGATCGGCGAACTGCTGCGCGCGATCGACGGGTACAGCGGCCAGCCAGCGACGCAAGCCGCGCTGAAGCTCGCGTCGATGCTGTTCGCTCGGCCTGGCAACCTGCGCGCGATGGAGTGGGCAGAGCTCGACTTGACCGCGGCCGAGTGGCGCATCCCCGCCGGCAAGATGAAGACACGCGAGGCGCACGTCATCCCGCTCCCGAAGCAGGCGATCGCTATCCTGAAAGAGCTGCGCGCGCTCACGGGGCATTCGCGATTCTGCTTCCCGAACCTTCGCGCGCGAGACAAGCCGTTGTCCGAGAACACGCTGAACGCGGCGTTGCGGAAGCTCGGCTACACGAATAACGAGATGGTCGGGCACGGCTTTCGCGCGATGGCGTCGACCAGGCTCAACGAAATGGGGTGGGCGCCGGACGTAATCGAGCGCCAGCTCGCGCACGCGGAGCGGAACAAGGTCCGCGCCGTCTACAACCGCGCGCAGTACCTTCCCGAGCGCCGGAAGATGATGCAGGCATGGGCCGACTACCTCGACGGCCTGCGCGCCGATGATGGCAGCAAGGTTGTCGCGTTGAAGAAGAAGCGGGCGTGAGCAGGCCGACGTTCATTCTGCGCGACAGGTCGCAGCAGATAGCGATCGAATGGCTGAAGGTAAACGAGTACCGGCCGGCAATGGATCTACTTCGGCGCGGAGATGCCGTCACGCCAGAGCTTCGGCAAGCACTTGTCGCGTGGATGGAACGGGGTGCGAAACGCAAGCCGGGCATGCGCGTCCCGCGCGATCCGTGGAAGACGCTGCCACCGACCCTCGCCCGTAAGAAGCGAAGCAGTAAGCAGGATCGCGCCGAGTTCTTGTTCGCGGCGTTTCCTGTGTTCGTGCCGGCAGGTTTAGCAGCGGCACTCGGGATCATGTCTGCCTCCCGGTCGCGCGGCCGACCGGCGACCCTGCGCAGCCGGGCGATTGACTACGTGGCGAAGAGGCTCGACGTCAGCCGGCGAACAGCCGAGCGGTGGTTTCGTGATGGCGGGTTTGACAACTCGCGCGCCTATCGCGATTGACTGCATTTTCGCGACACGGTTTCGGTGCCTTCTTTGTGTCGCAAATTCTCCGGTGCTTTCATGTCGCCGCCGTGCCAAATGAGGCACATGTGACGACTTAGAGCCGATGGACACCAATTCGGAATCGATCACCGACCGTTACTACTCAGCCTCGACCCTTGCATCTCTCTTGGATGTATCGCGCGCCACGATTTGGCGTTGGTCTGCCAATGGTGACGCACCACCGCTGCGGCGAATCGGACCCGGTACAACGCGAGGCCGCGCCTCGGAGTGGGACGAATTCATGGCCGACGCCGAAGGATGGCGCGCGCGCCATCGAACGTCACACGACGTTCCGGAGGCCGCATGAACGCCCCGAACGTCGTTCCGTTTCGTCGAGACCGCGACGACATCGTTGCCGACCTTCGAGAAGGCCTGCGATCGCTCGGTGCGATCGGCGAGCAGCTCGACCGCCGCGAGCCCAACCATAGCGACGCAGCTTCGCTCGATGCGCTTGTGCGCGGCGTTTCCCGGGTGCTCGTCGAGCTGCGCGTTGCGCTCGATCCGCCGCGGCAGTTCGCCTGAAAAACAAAGCCCGCGGTTTGCGGCCGCGGGCTAACGTAAATCCAGAATCGATGACGTCGAATTCTATCGCGGATCGGCGTCCGGAGCAAAAACAGAATGAACGCGGACTTCACCGCGTCGGCTAACAGTTCCGACGTCCCGTACGGCTCGCGGCTATTCGCCCTGTTGGCGCGTGCCGCTTGCGACAAGCGAATGTCGCGCAGCCACGTTGCTGTGCTCGCCGTGATTCTCAAACACACCAACAGTCAGACCGGCGCGGCTTGGCCGGGTCACTCGACGATCGCGAGGTTGGCGAATGTAAGCCGTCGTACGGTCGTCGACGGTGTAGCTGACCTCGAACGTTTCGGGTACTTCAAGGTGCAACGTCCGCCTCCTCCAAAGGTCGGCGCGAAGCGAGCGGCTAGCATCTATTGGCCGCAGCTTGCGACTAGTGCAGCCGATTGCACTAGTGCAGCCGATTGCACTAGTCGACTAGTGCAGTCCGTTGCACATGACGATGGCTCGACTAGTGCAGCGGACTGCACCCCAACTCTTTTAAAAGACAAAAGCAACTTTATAAAGAGAGAGCCTCGCGAGGAGGCGAGTCCGAAACGCGGGAAATCCCAGAAGGTGCCGTTGCCGGCTGACTTCGCAATATCCGAGCGCGTGAGGACTTGGGCCGAAGCGAAGGGATTCACTCGGCTTGACGAGCATCTCGAAGCGTTTCGGCTCAAGGCTTCGGCGAGGGCCTACACCTACGCCAACTGGGACGACGCGTTCATGGGGGCCATTCGGGACGACTGGGCGAAGTTACGGATTGCGAGCGCGCCAGCGGCGAACGACTTCGGGGCGCGCGCCAGCAAGGCCTCGTTGTCGACGGTCCGCGGCCAAATCACCGGCAAGGACTACGGTGAAGGTTCAAGCGATGCGGACGTTGATCGCCTACTCGGGGAGGCCGCGTGATGCGAACGAGCGACGACGATGGCGGCTTCTCCATCCAGGTCATGGAGGTAAACGGCAGCTGCGCCGAGCACGGCGACTACGTCGCGCGCGTGCCCCGTTTTGGGGACATGCCCGCAGCCAATCCAATCTGCCCCGAATGCGTGCGCGCACGAGAAGCCGAGCGTGAGGCCGAAGAGAAGCGCCGCCGCGTCGAACGCCTCCGCGGATGCATTGGCGTGCCGGCGCGCTATGCCGAGAAGCGATTCGATGACTACGTCGCAATGACGGCAAAGCAACAGCGGGCGTTGTCGATTGCGCGCCGGTTTGCTGCGGACCTGGCGCCGAATGCCGGCATGTCCCTCCTGATGCTCGGGACGCCGGGCACAGGAAAAACCATGCTCGGGTGCGCGATTGCGCATGCTGCGGTTGAGCGCGACATGCGGGCGAAGTACACGACGACGCTCGCGGCAATGCGCAACGTCAAGGCGACCTATGCGCGCAAGGCCGAGCAATCCGAAGCGGAGGCTATCGACGACCTAGTGCGGCCGCATCTGCTCGTGCTCGACGAAGTCGGAGCCTCGCTCGGAACAGATCACGAGATGGCGATCCTCTTCGATGTGCTCGACCAGCGTTACGCAGCGTTGCGTTCAACCGTGCTGATTTCTAACTGCACGGCCAGAGAGCTCGAAGCCGCTATCGGCGAACGGATCGTTGACCGTTTCCGTGAGAACGGCCTTGAGATCGTCTTCGACTGGCCGTCGTTCCGGCGTGCCGCGTAGGCAAAGCGGCGCAGGAGAAAAGCACCATGCGACCAAGTAATAGTCGACGGGCGAACCTGATCCGCGAGATGCACAAGACCGGCTGCCGTCTGGACGACGCGGCGGCGTGTGCTGACGTGGCCCTGCGTCAGCTACGCCGCGAGCGTGACGAGCTGATTGTCGCGGTATTGAAGGCCGGCCTATCCATCCGGAAGGTGGCGAGCATCTTCGGGCTGAGCGTCGGCATCGTCCACCGCGTGTTCACTCTGTCCTCTATGAGGTGAACGCCTCTCGCCGGCACGATGCCCTTCGCGACGGAAGGTGGATGCCCAAGTCGCGCACGAGGCGGATGCCTCCACCTAGCGACTACAAGCGGTCACCAAGCCGCGACAAAATGACCGACAACTCCGGACTCTCCGAAGACATCGCCAAGCTCGATCGCGCCGCGAATCTCGACCTGTCCCGACCGCTGCGCACCGTTGCGCGCTTGATGGAGCAGGAGGTCCGCAACACCTTCCGCAACGAAGCCGATCCGTGGGGACACCCATGGCCGCCGCACGCCGAATCCACGAAGGAAGCGCGACAGCGCCGCGGTAACACGCGGACATCGCTGCTGGTCGATACCGGCGCGATGTACGACGGCATCGAGAACTCTTCCGATGCTAACTCCGCCTCAGTAACGATTCCCCCGCCCGCCGAAGTGCATCAGTTCGGCACGACGACAGCGGGGCGCTCGCACAACGTCACCATTCCTCCGCGGCCGATGTTTCCCGAGCGTAGCCCGGGCGTCGCCGATCTTCCGTTCGGCTATCTCGACCGCGTGACCGCGCCACTTGTTGATGCGCTCGAAAAGGTGTTCTCGTGAGCGCCAGCGGCGTCACCTTCAAACTCAATGTCGATGCGAGCGGCGTCAAGTCCGGCGCTGCCACCGCGCGCGATGCGTTGAAAGACACTGCATCTGCCGCTGACGGCACGACGCAATCGCTCAAGGATCTCGAACGGCAAGCGGACAAGACCGCCGACGCCGGCGCAAAGATTGGCAACGGTATCGGTGCCGGCATTGCCATCATCTACAAAGCAGTAGCGGGAGCGGCTGCGGCCTATCTCGGGCTGTCCGGCCTCGCCATCAAACGCCTCGATGATATTTACGTGGCGTCTCAGAAGCTCGGCACGTCCACTGAATTTTTCTCGACGCTGAAGACCGAGGCCGAACAGAGCGGCGTCGCGTTCGCCGCACTCGGCGGCTCGCTCAATACCTTTTCCTCGAATCTCGCTCGCGCAGCCGGCGGCTCGAAGGTGCAGTCGCAGCTATTCGCCGAGATGGGTATCTCAGTTCGAGATTCGGCCGGACACTTCAAGTCGCTTGAGCAAATCCTTCCGGAAGTCGCCGACCGGTTCGCGTCGTACAAGGACGGCCCTGACAAGGCGGCGCTCGCCAATCGGCTGTTCGGCGAATCGGGTTCTGACCTCATTCCTCTGTTGAACGACCTCGGCGACAAGGGATTCGCGAAGGTCCGCGAGGAAGCCGAGAAGCTCGGGCTCGTCGTGAACAACCAGACGGCGAAGGCCGCGCACGACTTCAACGACCAGATGACGGCGTTGAAGCTCACGACCGAGGCGTATTTCAACAAGGTCGCGGCGGATGTGCTGCCGACCATTACCGAGCTGGCGCAACGCTTCAACGGAGCAGCGACAGATGCCGCGGACCTCGGCGACCGCTCGACTTATGTCGGAACGGCCCTGAAGGCGCTTGTCAGCGATGCCGGCGACCTGTTGACGGTCCTCTCGCATTTGCCCGAAGACGCACGCAACACCGCCGCCGCATTCGGCGATTGGGCCGATCAGGTCGAGCGTCTCGTCCGTCTATTGCCGCAGGTGAAATCGACTAGCGGGAATACCGGCCTGTTCGACTTCGGCGGCACGAATGGCTATCTGCCGGGCGTGGAGGCGGTGCGAAATTTCTTCTCTCGGTTGAATACGCCGACAGCAGGTAGCGCGCTCGATACGAAGATGACGCAGGACCTGGCAGACCCGTTCAAGGATCTCGACAAGGCCCTGAAGCTCGTCGTCCCCGACATCGACACGGCGTCCGCGAGTTTCGACGGGCTCGCGCACCACGTCGATGCTGCGACGAGTTCGGCGCGGAAGTTCAACTCTCCGTTCGCCGACCTCTCGCGCGGCAATGGCTCGCACGACAACACGGCGGCGCTGGAAGAGAACCTACAGTCCTTCGAGCGATACGCGGACTCGCTGTCCGAGAAAGTCGGCGGTCCGGTGCAGCAGGCGTGGCAAAAGTATGCCGACACCATCGCCGCGATTGACGCGAAGGCTGAGCGCCTCGTCATTTCCGGCGCTGATGTGAATCGCGTCATCGCCGCTCAGAACGTCGCCTATGCGAATGCGACCGCGACGCTCCGGCAGCACCTTTCCGCTATCACGCTCGAGAAAGAGCAAACCGATGCGCACGTCGTCTCTTTGAAAAATCTACAGGACGCGCTTGGTGAGATGGCCAAGGAAGACGAGGCGGCCATTGATTTACTGCAAGCGCAGATCGATGCCGGCGGCGAGCTGAACATCGTTCAGCAGCGGCAGCTTGCCATCAAAGAGTTATTGAAAGGCGCGACCGACGCGGAACGCAAATCGATCGAGAATTCGACGAAGGCGGCTCTGGACAATGCCGCAGCTCGCCAGCGCGTGACCGATGCGGCCAAGCTTCAACAGGTCATTTTCAAGGGCATCGACGACCTGATCGAGGAGACCCGTCAAGGCGTAATCAACGGCGAAGACGGATTCAAGTCACTCGGCGATGCGGCCGCGCGCATCCTGCCCGGGATTGCGAAGCAGTTCGACGACATCGTTGCCAGCATCGCGAAGGGAAACAAAGGCACCGTCGATTTCTCGAAAGCGCTGTCGGATATGGGTGGAGAGTTGCAGAAAGCTCTCCCCGCCCTCGGCCAGCTCGTTGGCACGATTGCCGGCGGCGGTGGAACGGGTGCGCAAACTGGCTCGGCGGTCGGCAGCATTGTCGGCGGAATCATCGGCGGCGTTCTCACGTCATGGTCGGGCGGATGGGGCTACGCAATCGGCGCCGCCATTGGCGGACTCGTCGGCGGCGTCGCAGGCGGTCAAGGTGACGGTAACGGAACGCCAGCTATCTATGGCTCGTCGCGTCCCGGCTCAGTTGGTCGCGATCGCACGGCGCCGATCAACACGCCGTTCGGCATCTTCGCGGCCGACACCGACAACCTGAGCGATGACGCCTACAAGGCGTTCGAGGCGACGGTCAAGGGTTTCGACATTCAGCTCGCGAAACTGTTCGATCCGGCGCAGCTCGACAAGGTACAGGACGCGCTCAAGAACTTCTCGGGCAAGTTCTCGGACATCAACGCGCTGCTACAGGCGCGCTTCGATGTGATTCTCGGGACGTTCGATTCGTCGATTCAGGACTTCGTCAACGGATTCGCCGCCGACTTGCAGGGGCGCGTACAGGCGCTGTCTGACGTACTCAGCCTGCAAAAGCTCGACAAGGCCGGAGTGCTCATCACCGACAGCCTGAGCGATGCGCTGACCGTCATCAACGAGTTCTCGCAGGCAGGTGAGCGCGTGCTCGACACCTATCAGCGACTGGTGACCTCGACCGTCGACTATCAGCAGGCGCTGCAACTGATGGGCGTCGCGTTCGATGGAACGAAGACGCAGCTCGTCGAATTCGCGCAGGGCATTTCCGATGCGGTCGGCACGACACAAGAGGCGGATGCACTCTGGCAGCAGTTCTTCAAGGACTTCTACAGCCAAGCCGAGATCACGGCCGGGAACATCAACCTGTTGCAGGTCAAGGCGAACGATTCGCTGACGAAAATTGGCCTCGACTCGACCGTCAGCATGGAGGATTTCCGAAAGAAGTTCGAATCGGCGTTGCCGACATTGAGTCCCGAGGAAGTCGCGCAGTGGTTGCAGGCTGGCGTTGCCCTTGGTGCGCTGAACGATGCCATCACGGCGCTCATCCAGCAGGGCGAGGACCTCGTCGACAAACTCTACGGCGGCGGCTCGCTGTCGGACGTGAACGCGCAGATTGCGGCCTTGCAGGGCCAATCCTCGCAGGCTTCGACCTCGGTGCAGCACTTCGGCCGCGCGATGACTTCGGCGGCGAGCGCTGCGAAGGCCGCGGCTGACCTCTTGCTCGGGGCGCTGTCTCCGCTGAACGACCAGCAGAAGTTGCAATACGCGCTGGCGGGACTTCGGAACGGGACGGTCAGTCAGGAACAGGTGCTACAGATTGGCCGGAACCTGTATGCCAGTTCT